TAACCAAAAGTGGTTCATACCTCTGTATTGTCTTTTAGTTATAGCGTTGGTCGGACGACCACAACCGAGCCAAGATTTAGTCCAATTAGTACCTTCAGTTTCCATCAGTTCTAAAATCTTAGTTTGGATTTTTTTGAACACTTCATTTTTTTTCATTTTATTCCCCTTCAATTTATACTTATATTATAACATTTATCTATACTAAAAACAACCCTTTTTGGAATTAAAGTATCTCAACATTTCCATTAGGGTATTTAACCAAAATAGCATGACTTCCTTCCCAGTTCTGTATTACAGGGCATGGTGTTAGATGTTCAATCTCCATACCGAAATCACACATCAAGTCGCTATTTTGCTCAACCAAAAGTAGAAACTGCTCTGCATAAGTATCAATTAGAGTGTCAACTTCTTCTGGAGTATTAACAAAACCCATGTTTATATACTTAGAAAGTATTGGGTCATTTTCATCTCTAGCTTCTAGAATAACTTCTATTTTATTCATTTTCTTACGCAAACGAAGTTCAGCTAGTTTCATTTTATCTTTCATTTTATCGTTAATTTTAGTCATTTTATTTTCCTTCATTTTATGTTTTATATACATATATTATAACAAGTTTTAGATAAAAAACAACCCTTTTTGGAATAATAATTAGCTTATTTTAACAAGTAATTTCAGCAAGTATTTAAAAAGGTAATGTGTCGGCATAATCTATTTGTAGCAATTCTTCTACTTGTTTTAGTAATTCTTGCTCTGTCCCATACGCTTCTACAAATCTTTTTTTATAAGGGTGTCTGCTAATAGGTTCTTTGTCGCTACCCATACGATGATGCTCATAGCATAAAGGCAATACTAAGAAGTGTGCGTTAGGTTTGGTTTTGCCTTCAATGTGGTGTATTTCGCATGGTCTTATGCCTTTTCCTTGTAGTCTGCATACAATACAGCCAAGTTCTCTAACCGAGTCCATGTGTTTCTTTTCTGCTACTGTTGGATTTCTGCCTTTCATTTTTCGTTAAATAACTCAACAAAAAATTCAGCATCTACAACAACTAAAGGTTTATGGCGATTTCTTTTGATAACTAAACAAGGTTCATAACCCTTACAATTAGTTTCAGCTTGGCTATACGCTTCCCAAACATTAACTCTTTCTTGGTTCTTACACTCAATACTCATAGGGAATTTTCTGCGTGATTCAACACCTAGTATGATATCTTCACCGCCACTACCCATAGGTCGTGATTCTAAATCTTCTGGGTTTATATTCAGGACACGCACTAACATATCTGCAAACCATTGTTGCAATAATCTTCCTTTCGCCTTTGCGCTACTAGGTTTCATTTATATCAGTTATGCACCATACCTCTTTTTTTCTTCTCTATGGTTTACCATTTTAGTTCGCCATTCTTCAAAACCAATTTTTATAGCATCTAGTTTAACCTTTAACCCACTTAATTGCCCTCTTTTAAGACCAACATTTAATCTTGCTGCATGAAGCTGTTCTGTATTTTCAGCATACACTTCTTGTGCAGATACTGTGGTTTTGCCTTTGTGCGTTGCTTCTAGCTTTAATCTAGCTATAGTTTTCTTTACATTAGCTTCTGCTTCAAAGACTTCATATTCCGCTTGTTGTATTGGTTCTGCCAAAGACCTTATTTGGTGCATCCATGACTCAGTTTCTATACTCATCAGAATGCAGGTTTTTTATCTACATTTCCATCGTTGTCTTTGCGGTCTGGTATTTGCAAATTGCCTTCACTATCGTAAGGTGTGAATAACAGTTTTGTGAAATCAACACCTTGCTGTGTTTGGTTGGCATATCCGCCACACTTAAACACTTTGCTATTTTCATCAACAGAGTCAATAAGCGTAATTTTACCGCCAATATCTGGGGTGCGTTCATGCTGTTTATCTTCTGGTGCGTTGTAATGCAATAGTCCCAAAGATTGAACTAGTTCGTATTTTTCGTTGCCATTCCTATCCTCATACTTAAGAATAGCACCATAACGCTCCACTTCGTTTAGTTTGAATTTACCCTTGCGTGGCACAGTGACGCTAGTTTCGTGAAAGAAACTACCAGTATTATTTTTCATTTCAAATTTATCAGACATAATCTTCTCCTACTATAAGTCTATATTTATAACCTTTCTTACCAGTTATTCTTTTTTTTTCTACAATTTCCCTCAACATCGGCAAACTATACTTGACTCTATAAGGTTGTTTCCTTAAATCTCGTATAGCTGCAGATATAGAGGGTTCTCCATAGAATTTGCCAGTTTTGTCGTTTATGACGCTTTGCAAATCCCAAAAAGTCCACCAAGAACCATCTCGCATACACAAAAACACATAATCAGTTATGCTATTTGCTTTGTTCATTTTCTTCTGGTGCTTGGTTCGCATCATCATAAAGAGAGATGAGTTTTGCATAGGCATCTTTATCTTTCTTTAATGTAGCGTGTTCGGACGCTTTTTGTATCTCACTAGCATTAGTTTCATATAATGCTCTGTGTTCGTCATTTGTTGGGTCGCCTAAAAACTCTCTCAAAGTCTTAAGGAACAACTTTTCATCAACACAATGTTGCAATACAGTTCCGCTTGGTCGTCTTAACACATAACCACTAGAAAGGTCAGGTGCTTCTTCTTTGTTATTAATAGCATTGTCAACTTCAAAAGAGGAAGCATACGCACCACCACCAAGACCACAAGAAGCTAATGCTCTGCCGATAGCAGATGTTTCGCAGTTTTCTAAGGCAGATGTCTTATTGACCATTCCTACACCTCTGAATTCTTCTGCAAAACCAGTTCCTATCTCGTGATATACACCATCGTTTTTAACCGATATTGTAGCTTTCACAACAACACGCTCTAGGTCGTCAGTGACTATTTCGGTTAGAACAAAAGCATTCGTGCCGAAATGTTTTCTAAAAATATCTACCCTAGTGTCAACAGTAGTGTAGAACTTGCCTTTGATATTAACCTTATCAGCGTTGGTAAGGTTAGCTATCTCACTTATACAATTTAATAATGTATCGTTCATTTTATTTACTCCATATTGTTTTAGCGAATTTGATTTCATCTTCTGACCATTTCCAATCGTCAAAATTTGGATAAACAGATTGTGCTAAAACATATTTATCATTTGAAAAAGATAAGAAATTCATTATTGCTAATGATACTTTTCTTACCACATTTATATGTTCATCAACATTATCAACAGGTCTAGTAACAACTTCGTTTCCCTTAGATGAAACATAGACATAGTCTAATACTGGCGAACATCCTTCTGCTTTAGCATAGACAGAAACCTGTCTAGCATGAGCGTCAGATACTTTACTAGGCAAACGACCTGTGGTCTTTATATCCCTAATAATGTCTTGGTATTGAAGGTCTATATAACCCATAATTGGAACAGGTATATCTTCAATGAATAGGTTTACTTGTTTCTGATAAGCAGTAGGTTTACCCATCTTCTTATAGAAATCTAGCGCAGTTTTTGCATAAGTGCTTACTGTTGCTCCTTCACGCTTATATTTTGTGTCGTCTATCGTTTGTGAAGGGTATTCTTTTTTACAGTAGTGTTTAAGCGTCTTAAACTCTCTCTCAGACTCTTTTAACGCTTCAGGTATGGTTAGGTGCTTATTCTTCTCATTATAGCCATACAAGTTCCCTACAGCGTGGTCAACGACAGTTCCTCTCCACATTGCAGGATTTCCACCATGTCTGTACTTAAAAAGATAACGCATTATCCACATAGGCACATCATCAATAAAAGTATTGATAGACGATGGGGAAAGGTGTTCTATTTCATGAATTTGAAATGGATCGTTCATTTTATTCTCCTCATTTTAATATCATTTGACGAATTTAATGTTCTTAACTATAATTCCATTTAGGAATAAAGCAAGTATAATCCCTTATTGGAATATAAGCAAGTGAAAACATGACTTTAACAGAATATTTAAAAGACAATAAATACACCCAGTCTGCCTTTATAAAAGAAGTGAAAGAGCAAACAGGGCACACGCTACCACAAGGCACATTAGCTAAATACATTCTAGGTCAACGCATACCTAGAAAGAAGGAATTAAACATAATCTACATAGCGACCAAAGAACAAGTGTCGCCCAATGATTTTTATTTGGAGAAATAATATGGCATACGATGTTCAAATGATGAAAACAGAGGCATTAAAAGAATATGAGAATAACCCTCGTATAAATAAAGAGTCTGTTGAGAAAGTTATTATGAGCATCAAAGAAGTCGGTTGGAAAGTGCCGATTATCGTAGATGAAGAAAATGTGATACTAGCAGGGCACACTAGAATTAAAGCTGCAAGATTGTTGGAAATGGAAGAAGTACCTGTTCATATAGCAAAAGGTCTGACAGAAGCACAAAAAACTGCTTACAGGATAATGGACAACAAAAGCCAAGACTCGTCTGAGTGGGACACAGAAATGTTATCAGAAGAATTTGCGAAACTAGCAGAAGCTAATTTTGATATGGATTTAACTGGATTTGATTTTAGAGAAATAGAAAAATTAACTGAAAACTTAATAGAGTTCACAGAACCAGAAGAAATAATAACAGAAACTAATATTGCTGACTTTGACGATATACAAACGAGCAATGTCCGTATGGTCAATATCTTTTTAACACAAGAAACAGAGCCAGTATTTCAGGAAATGGTCGCAGGATTGAAAGAAAAGTGGGGTCAAGAAAACCTCACAGACACAATATATATGGCTGTGGAGAAGTGTTATAAAGATGAAAGTTTATAATTTAAAACCACACTACACAAAACAAGAGATAGCAAAGCGTAAAGGAGAGTGGATAACAGAAAAAGACTACGACACAGTCATAAGAGATGATTGTGATGCCTATGGTGAAAATGGTGAGCCATTATTTTTTTTCAGAAAAAACAAAATACCTTCTAGTTTATGCAAAGATGCATGGAAAGCATTAAGAAATGCTGCTGCGCCAACTAACAACAGAGGTGCTGCAGGCGGAATAATATCTGAACAAACCAAAACCGATTGGGACATAGGCGATTTAAGTAAAATAAGGTTTAGCGGTATCAAAAAAGATGGAACTTTGAGCAATACCTCAAGAGCCAATACAGTAAACTCAGGTGTTGTAGGGTTTTTTGATAGGAACGCTAGGTTTCCTTACTGCCGACAAACATCTTGGTATGAAAAGAATTTTCAACAGTTCAAAGACGCTTATCCATACATACACTATATAGATAAACTTTTTGCAGAAGCCTGTCCTGAAAGATATGCCAATCAAAAAGCTATGGCAGAAAAAACAAGCAAAGATTTTCTTATCAAAGATACTGTATTCACGACTATAACTGTTAACAAAAACTTCAGAACTGCATTGCATGTAGATGCAGGAGATTATGCAGAAGGTTTAGGAAATTTAGCTGTATTAGAAGCAGGTCAATATGAAGGTGCTTACACAGTAATACCAAGATACAGAGTAGCGTTTGATGTTCGTTCAGGCGATGTTTGTTTCTTCAATGTTCACGAATACCACGCTAATACAGAAACTAAAGCAAAACTAGCATACGAAAGAATATCAATCGTTTGTTATTACAGAGAAAAAATGCACCATTGTTTAGACGCAGATGCGGAAATAGAAAGAGCACAAACTAGACAAAAGGGTGAAAGTCTAATAGATAAGTAGAGGATTATATGTGTGCAGTTATAGGTGTCCATAATAACGATGGAGTAGATATAGATTCATTTAGAAAACTATTAGACCAGTCAATGATAAGAGGCAAACACGCTACTGGACTAGCTTATATAGACTACAAAGATGCTAATAAAATAAAACATTTCATTTTGCCTAAATCAGCTGATGCATTTGATATACCTGATAATATATATACAAAAATGCTGATAGCGCATTGTCGTTATAGCACTTCCGATATTGAGTGGAATCAACCCATAGTTAGTCAAGATATAGCTGTTGTTCATAATGGTGTGATAACACAGGCAGACCCTAGCACATGGGAAGATACCTACAACTACAAATTTGAAACGAAATGCGATAGTGAAATTATCTTGCGTGCATGGGAAAACCAATCTCATGCTTTGTGGTTAGAAGGTTCTATGTCAGCAGTAGTTATAGATGCAAGAGGCACAGCTTCTATGCATTTCTTTAGAAACGAACAAAGACCTTTATATTATGCACAAACGAACAAAGATACATTCATAGCAAGTACTAAAGATATATTGGAAAGAGCAGGTATTAGTGGGTTCGGAATAGAAAAAACCGAGTCTTGTGTTGATTATGTTATACAGAATAACGCTTTAAAACAAATAAGAATTAGAGATGTTATTGAGGATTTACAATGAATTACGACAAAAAGAAATTTACATGGGGATATGAGGTTGAATGGGGTGATATAAACAGGAAACATGAGATACCTGAAAAGTTTGGTAAATGGGAATATGCTGAAACCGATATAGTAAACATTATAGAACCTTTTCAATATGTTGCATGTGACCCATTAGGTGAAACTCCACACATGGGCGGTGAGATAAATACAAAACCCACAGCTACTTGGCAAGAACAAGTAGAACTTATTATGGATTTGTTCAATTTTTTCGTTGAGAAGGGCGACACACCGACTGCTGCTTGTGTTAATCATGGTCACCTTCATGTTCATGTGCCTGAATTGATAAACGACATAGAAGCGTTGAAACGACTAACCAAATACATTATGTCTAACCAAGCACTTACTATAGCTACGCTTTATAACTTCTACGATGCAGGAATAGCTATGCAAAAGTCAAAAGGAGCCAAGATGTATCTTAAATATGATGGCGGTAGAGAAATGCCACCATATATGTGCAACAACATTATAAATTTAGCTGAAAACTTTGAACATTACATTAAATTACACGCTGCAGGAAAAGATGGTGTTTCTATGGGCAGACCTTTCAGATATGCAATCAATACTTATTGTTTAAAACATACTGAAACTATTGAATTTAGGTGCTTTCGCTCTACAACTAACAAAAGGGAAATACATGACCAATTCAAATTTGCTGAAAACTTCATTGATGCTGCACTGAATGATGGACCCAATGTATATGAGATATTGAGTTCTTACGACTATAAATTCCCACCATTCGTGTGGGATATTAAAGAATACAATGGTTGGCAAAAGACCAAACATGATAAAAGCAGAGGCAATAAAGTTCGTGAGTTTATCAAGGTGTAGTAAAAAAGCATTCTGTGAATCAATTACAGAAGATGTTGCTGATAAATTTGCACATACATTCGTTTCTAAAGCTAACATGGGTAAGTATTGGAACAGGTGTGTTGGTTATTCAGAAGATAACGAATTGTGTGGTGCGATTATAACAACCATATCTAAAAAAGAGCCAAAAGTAGCTAATTTACAACTACTACACACTTTTGCTAAACATCGCAGGAAAGGTGTAGCTAGGAAACTCTGCAATTACAGTCTTTTGTATGCCATTCAAAATAAAGCTAGATATTTCAGAGTATCAGCAGAGCCTGAAGCGGTAGATTTTTATAAGAATATAGGTTTCATAATGTTAGGTGAGCAAAAATCTAAAAGTCAGTTATCAATGTTCCTTATAGCAGGTAAAACTTTCTCTGATGGTATATATGACATAAAAGACCCTGTTATCAATTCTGCTGTTTATAAAAATGGGCGAGGCGGTTGTATAAAAGTATTTGATGAGTCAGGGTATCGTGGATTATAGGTTGCAGGAAAATAGAGAATTAGCATTCAAAGAATGGTGCGTTTGGTCTATAGAACACAAAGACTGCGACCCTGCATTGTGGTTGTTGAATTATTTATTTGACAGGTATGAGCACAATATAGAACAAAAGTATTGGATAGCTTGGATATATGGCACTACTTATCATTTGCCTACAGCTTGGATTATATGGAATGAGTTCCCTGATTTTGAGTTGGTTGACCAAAACAGATTAAAAAAATGGAACAATGAAAACTATCACAGGTTGCGTTATCAAACTGACACGAAATGGAATAAAGGGCATTTACCAGACCAATTTGCCAGTTATAAACGATGGATTATGCACAATAACCCAGAGAAAACACAGCGACATAGGTTTGATAAGCTACAAGAAAAGTCTTTTGATTTCGTTTGGCAAAGCATAATTCTCAATATGCACAAGTTCGGCAGATACTCTACTTGGTATTATTTGCAAACATTGAAAGATTGTGTGGGTGTAAATGTCTTACCTGATAACTTAAAACTATCTGATTATAGCGGTAGCAAGTCGCATCGTAATGGATTGTTATATGCTTTGTGCCACGATGAACTTATTAATAAAAAACTAAAACCTATAACTACACAGCACTTAGAAATACAGGCATTAAGAATTAGAGAAGAAATTGGAAAAGAATACAAAGTGGATATGGATTTATACCAAATGGAAACTCTTTTGTGTAGCTTCAAAAAGATATTTAGAAAAAAACAAGGTAGATATTTAGGGTATTATCTAGATAGACAAGCAGAAGAAATTAAGAAAGTAGAAGCTGATGATTGGGCAGGTATAGATTGGCAAGTGTTTTGGGACGCAAGAGAAGAAACGCTTGAACAACCATTACATGAAAGCAAAGCTATAAGGAAAGAATTATATGAGGTTTTCTTAGATACAGGAACATTGGAGTATGGAACATTATGAAATGCGTAGCTATAGGCGGTGTCCCTGCAACTGGTAAGACAACACTAGTTAGGTCTTTATTGGGGTTTATACAACCGAAAACAAAATTTAAGTATGGTTTGTTGCGTGGATATGTTGAAACTAAAAGGAATATCAGTATTTTAGGTATATACGAAAGACAAGAAGTGTTCGCAGGGACAGATAAACTTTCTATGGCGGTTCAAAGCGACTTTGATAAATACATAGATAAGTTTGAAAAGAACATACTGTTTGAGGGTGATAGGTTATTTACTGGCACAAACTTAGAGAAATTATGTAATTCTTATGACACAAGAATTATAGTGTTAGAGAATATACCTGAAACGCTAGACTTTAGGCATAATCACAGAGGCGACAATCAATCAGAAAAATTCAAGAAATCAAGAATAACAAAGATAAACAATATATGCACTAATCAAAGACTAGCTAAAAACATAGAACATTATTCTTTGAACACACCGAAAGAAACTGAGTCTTTGGCGAAAGAACTAAATGATTGGCTAGATATATCCAGTCATTAAAATAAAATATGTTCATGCTTCCTCGTTTGTCGTTTTCATGTTTTCAAATTCTTCAATTACAAAAGGTTCTAAAAAGTTTTCTATAATCGTTATCTTGTCCTGTATGTGTTCTATATCTTTTTGCAATTCAGATAAGTTTAGTTCACTACTATCATTAACTGCAACATCATCTAACAAACAAGCTATAGATATACTAGCTTCCCTTACTGCTTCTAATGTTTTATTCATGCTTCCTCCCTTACTACCATGACTCTTTTGCCCAATCTGTATCGCTAATCTTTTTTTCGTATGGTTGGAAATCCCTAGTTTTGAAATTGTATTGGAACTTTGCCTCACCGATTTTACCATACAAGTCTTGTTCCCTTATTTTCCTTGTTATAACGCTAGTAGTGTTTTCGTCAAAATCTCTATGAATTGTTAATACTGCGTCAGCTTGGTTGTGCCAATGTGCTGCACCACTAATATCATAGGCAGTAGGCGGTAAATAGCCACCATCATTACTCTTAGGCAACTTGGTAGGGTGTGCGACCACCCATGTCACTATTTCGTATATCCTTGAAAATCTTTTACATAGTGAAATAAAATCTCTTATATGCTCATCTTCTCTAGCGTTTCCTGTGCGTTTTGCGTCAACTTCGTTATAAGGGTCAATGACTAAACCATTTATGCCATACTTGAAGATACTACTCTTAGCTATATCTAATATAGTATCTATAGTCGGCACACTATCTCTGGTTTCTATAAAATAGAAATGTTTATGTATAAACTTTAATGCTTTGTTTAAGTCATCTTTATCCATTCTGTTATCAAAGCCGATGTCAAAACCTTTCTGCGTAAACATTTGCGTTAATCTGCGTATGTGCATACTGGTTGAGTGTTCAGGCGAAAAGACTGCGAACTTCCAATCGTGATTGATAGCCAATTTAAGCAGTATTTGGTCTAGGAAAATACTTTTACCATGATTTGGTATGCCTGTTATCGTGTGGAATGTCCCAGTCATAATCTTATATATATCATCTAGACCTTTCATGCCTATTTCTATAGGTCTTTCATAATTCCCATCATAAAGGTCTTGTATCTGAGAATAATAGTCGTTAGCGGTATATAGACCATCTATTGGGTATGGTTCAGCTTCGTCTAGTATTCGTTTTAACTCTACCGCACCATGTATGTTTAGTATGTCGTTTGCATCTTTGCAGTCTTTCGGCATTCTAACAAACCAACAAACATCTTTACCGAACCTGTGTAGCAACTCTTTGTGTAATGCTTTTCCTGCAACATCGTTGTCAGTGAACAATATAATCTTCTTAGCATCTAAAGGGCAATTAGCTAATGCTTTGTATCTAGCATCGTTTTTGTTGAATTTAGCTTCTTTTGGTGCACCATTAGGCAATGTTGTAGCTTGGTAGCCTACTTCAGCAATACTCAATACATCCATCTCGCCTTCAGTGAATACCACCACTTCTTGTTTTGCTACATTTTTATAATTGTAAAGTATCTGTTCTGCACCTTGCGTTTGCCTGAACTCTTTGTTTTCGTTTCGGTATTTGATGTTGATTAATTCATTGTTCAAGTTGAAATACTGAAATCCATACCACCCTTTTTCATCAAAGATTTTGAATTCATCAACGATAGTATTAGTTATGCCACGCTTGTTGAAGTAATCATACATTCTTTGATTCTTGCTCAATTTCGGTGTTATAGGTTTTTGATATACAGGTTTCTTTGGCACATAATACCTATCTGTGTTTTTATAGTATGAGCCTTTCCAGTCGCAATGATGACAGAACCAAACTGTTCCTTCTTCATTGATGGTCACCGATAAAGGATTGTCTTTCATGTTGTGTGGTGGTTGACATTGTGGACACTTAACCTTTTGTGTTCCGTAGTCATATTTCTTCAATTTTATACCATGTTCTTCTGGTGTTTCTTGCTTCATTTTACTCTCCTGTTATCCTGCAAGCTGATTTGCTCCTTTGGTTTTATCTTCTTTAGGTCGTATTACATACCCATACTCATCAGTTATGAACCAATCAAGCCATCTCTCTTGGTTCAACCATGTTGTAGGGTGCGGTATAAATCTTACTTCTGTCGCTTTTTGACTTTCTGCAAATCTACCTGCACCATAAACAATCTTGTTGTAATGTTTTTCATCAAACTTGATAAACGATTTATAAGCCATCTTCTTTCCTAGCTTTCTTGGATATAAAGACCAAAACTCTAGAAACGCATCATTATATTTATCTTTAGTATTATCTTTAGTATTGGTGGGTTTCTCCACCCTCTCCTTCCACGCTTTTGCACCCTTGGGGGTTTCTACACCCTCACCTAACCGCAAATGGTATCTATTGCTAGTGTTTCCGCCATTTTCAGCTTTACGATGCTCTATGTATAGCAAACCCATTTGCTCAAATTCCTTTATGGCTCTTTGAACACCTTTGGTGTCGGCAAGTCCGACTATATCTGCTATGTGTCTGTAAGATGGATAGCAAGTGCCTTGTTCGTCAGCGTAATTGCCTAGTATTACTAATATAAATTTCTTTGTTGGTGTTAGTCCTTGTTGGTTTAGTGCTTGATTAAGACATTTTATAGACATAATTTAAGTATAACTCCTTACTCTATAAAGAAAACCCTTATCGGAATACTAGTTCCATTTATCATAAGTTTTCTCTACTCGGTTTGATTTATAGACCACGATTTCATTTGTTTCTTCGTCAAGAAACCGCACTTTCTTTTTTGTTTCATCGGTATAACCCAAGAATGCTCCAAAAATACATTTGTTCTTTACACGCAATCTTGTCATTCTACTCTCCATACTCGCCAAGCTACTGGTTCAGCATCATGCAATGTCCTTATAACCCATTTACCTGTGACTTCCTGTGTCTTGCTCATTGTGTATGCCCTAGTCCTAAAGCGCATAGCCTCATGCCTATTAGTAAAGGCGACACTATCGCCTACTTGCATTAACAAAATGGTTTTTCTTATGTTGTCCCACTTTTTGTTTTTGCCACCATGCTTTGAATAAGGCATTTCAATGTTATGCTCAATCTTCAATTTATCATCATTCATCTTCAATGTTCTCCCATTGTCTTGACTGGTTTTCGTTTTCTTCTGCCAAAGCTGAGTAATATCTGTTTTCTTTAACAGTTTCACTCGTTTGTGGTTCGTAATCATAAACATTCACATGACCAAGTATTGGCACAAAGCCAATCATCATGTCTTCAGTGTCTTTGATTAGCCAACCACCCATTCTTGAGGAAGATAACTCCCTACTAGGAATTTTATCGTAGTCCTCACCGAATTCTTTATTTGCGGTTTCTGTAAACCTTTGTATAGCTACTTCCCAAGTTTCTAATTTACGCATTGTTCTTTTCCTTGATTAGTTTCAACGCTACTTCTTTTGCTTGTTTCCATGTTTCGTATCTATCGTCCCAATCAACTCCATTACTATCGTCATAGTTATCTTTGTCATAGACTTCAATGACTAATTCGTCTTCAAACCAATCATCGTGATAGATATGAAGCCAATCATGTTTCTCACACAATTCTTTGCATACTTGTTTTGGGTGTTTACCTTTTTTGCGTTGGGTCATTGGCACACGCTCGGCTACCAATCGTTCATTGTCGTATTTCTTTTCATACTGTGCTATTGAACGCTCAACCTTTTTCATACTGTTATCAATACGCTTTAGATTAGACTGATACTGTTTTTGTTTTTTGAGCAAGTTAGCTTTTCGTAGTTTTAGCTGTTTATAGTTTTTAGCTACAACATTGACTTGCGTTTCTTTAGGCGAATCTTTTATTAGTAAATCTTCAACATTGTATTTACTCTTAATCAATTCAATTTGTTTGTCATCAAGTGGGTTAGTACGATATTGGTTATGTTCATATCCGTAGCTATGCATTAGTTCGTGGGCAAACAACTGGCTTATTTCCTCAATGCTCAATCTATTACTCATTGATAAGAACATATCCCAACCAGTTCCAAAAACTTTTCCAAGATAGGCACGACCACTATACCCAAAAGACTTAGACCTTATTTCTACTTTAAGTGTTTTCCATTGCGGTAGTCGTCCTTCAGCTTTTGACATTAAAGCATGGATATAACAGTAAAGTGATTTCAGTTTTTTGGTTTCAAAGCCAGAGGTATTTTTTATTATCTTCATTTTATACTCCTAAAGAAGTGCGCTTACGCACACCTCTTTTTTAGTTCTTCTTCAACACGAAACAACAAGAACATATCGCCTTTATCGGTAGCACCTTTAAGAGCGATGCTTACTAGAGTGTCAATAAGTTCTTCGGTAGTTTTTTCAGCTATTGGGGTTTCACCTAAAGCGTAGAGATTCATTGTTTTCATTTTATTTCCTTCAATTTATTATTTATTACAAGACATATCATAACATATTTTTGATCTAAAAACAACCCTTTTCGGAATAACTATTACAGTATTCTTTATCTTCTTTTAGTATTTTTTTGAAATGAGCTTTACATTCGGTTTGTGTTAAGTTTTTTGCAAACTTTTCAACATGCACAACCTCGTGAGCGTTATCACGAACATTTATTCGCATTTCGGTAGAAGAACTGAAAGCGTAGTAGCTAACAACCACAGGCACATTGCTCATTAATTTTTGACTGACTTCAACTGGATAACATTGTGTGTAGATTAATTTTTTCATTTTAACTCCTTCAATTTAAAGATTAAGCATAACCTAAATATATGCAAAAAGAAAACCCTGTTCGGAATAAGTTTAATGTGTTATATTTTGATTTATATACCATTCTGCATTATATTTGTGAGAATAAGTGAGAAAAAATGACCAAAAAAACTAGAAATCTAAAACTAACTGACACGCTAAAACTCAAAATAAGGAATGAGTTTGTGCAAGGTATTACAGATGATAGTGGCGCAAGAGTGGTATTTACCTTAGAAGAACTGCACAAGAAACATAAGGTAGCAAAATCAACACTTTACAGGGTAGCTAACAAAGAAAACTGGAAGCATGAAAAAGAACAATTCCAAGCAGAGTATTTACACAAACTAGATGTAGAGCGTAGCAAAAACCTAACCGAAGAATCAAAGAAGTTTGACAATACTAGTCTCAATTTGGCAAAAGCACTTATGGCTACTGTAGGTCAGAACATAAGAAAGAACACAGATGATATAAATGGTGGCAAGAAAGGTTTCATACCTTCACAAATAAATGCTTTAGCTAATGCTGCACTTTCAGCACAAAGACTGGCAAAATTAGCGTTAGGAGAAACAACACATAATGTGGAATTAAATGCAAACATCACTGAAGAAAGAGCCTTCAGAGATGCTATGGAATTGCTTGACGAAGTTGCAAGAACAAAGCAACAAGCAGACGATAAGTCTTTACACTAGTTGGCTGAAGACTGCTAGAGCAAAACAAGTAGCACCTGAAGGGAATCATTATATATGGCTAATACTAGCAGGTCGTGGTTGGGGTAAAACTAGGACAGGCGCACAAGACATTGTATTGTATGCATTAAGAAATCCAAACAGTCAATGTGCTGTAGTTGCACCAACTCATGGTGACTTGCGTAGAGTATGTTTCGGTGGTCCTAGTGGTTTGTTATCTATCATACCCAAAGAATGTTTCGCCAAGTCTAGAGATTACAAAGGTTATTCATCATCAACATCTGAAATACGATTATTCAATGGTTCTAAAATATCAGGATTTGCAGCACAAGAACCTGATAGATTGCGTGGTCCTCAGTTCCATAGAGCATGGTGTGATGAGTTAGCAGCTTGGAGATATCCAGAAACATTTGACCAGTTAATGTTCGGACTTCGTCTTGGCAATAATCCACAATGCGTAATTACCACAACACCTAAACCGACAAAGCTGATTAAAGAGTTAGTTGAGAGAGATGATGTTCATGTTACTAAAGGAAACACATTTGAGAATGAAGAAAACCTAGCTGAAAGTGCATTGGCGATGCTTAAAGAAAGATATGAAGGCACAACAATGGGTCGCCAAGAACTTTATGCAGAAATAGTAGATAATCTTGAAGGTGCTTTGTGGAGAAGTGATATGATAGACGAAACAAGATTGAGTGCAAATGAAGAAAGAGAATTAACTAACATAATAGTAGCGATAGACCCTGCAGTGACAGCGAATGAAAATAGCGATGAGACTGGTATAATTGTAGTTGGCAAAGATGCAAATAATGAATATTATGTATTAGAAGATATATCAGGGAAGTATTCTGCAGATAAATGGGGTAGAATGGCAGTACGAGCCTATTATGAGTGGGAAGCAGATAGAGTTGTCGCAGAAGTGAACAATGGTGGCGACTTGGTGGAAAGACTATTGAGGAATATAGATACTGATATTCCCTACAGGTCAGTCCATGCTACTAGAGGTAAGCTAGTAAGAGCAGAACCAATAGCAGCATTATATGAGCAGAAGCGAGTTCACCATGTTGGTAGTTTTCCTGAGTTAGAGTCGCAGATGTGCACTTACACAGGAGATATAAAAACTAGTCCTGACAGATTAGATGCGATGGTTTGGGGTTTATCCGAATTAAGCAAATCAAAAGGACAAGTAAATTGGAGAATAAGTTAAATGGCAGAAGGAAAAGACAACCGAACTTTTATGCAGAGACTGCTCAACAGACCAATGGCAGAACAGAAGCGAGAAGGCAGCATGGTAGGTTTCTTTGGTGTTAGTGATGGCAGCAAAGAATATAAATACAAAGACCTTGCGGAAGAAGGATATAAAAAGAACGCTATTGTATATAGATGTGTTAACGAAATAGCAAAAGGCGCAAGTTCAGTAGATTTCAATTTAAAAGTAGCAGACGATGTTATAGAGCAACACCCAGTTATTGATTTGCTCCACAAACCTAACCCATTACAATCATACAGCGAATTTTTCCAAGCCATATTTGGTTATCTATTATTAAGCGGTAATGCTTATATCATTAAAAGCGGTGCAGAGGGTGGCAGACCTAGAGAACTGCATTTGTTAAGACCTGATAGAGTTCAAATAAAAGGAAGCGGAAACCCTATACCGCAGAGATACGACTACATCATCAATGGAAAAGTAGTCAATACATACCCTGTAAATCCAGATACTGGCGAAAGCGACTTGAAACACATCAAGCTATGGAACCCAACAGATGATTATTATGGGTGTTCACCTTTATCAGCAGCAGCAGTAGAAGTTGACCAACACAATTTATCTAGTCGTCACAACATCAACTTGTTAAACAATGGCGCAAGACCTAGTGGTGCTGTTGTATTTAAACCAAAAGACGATGCAGGTTATTCAGTTAATCTAAGCGAATCACAAAGACAACAATTACTAACTGATTTGAATAACAGGTTTAGTGGGACATCTAATGCAGGCAGACCAATGCTTCTTGAAGGAGATTTTGACTGGAAAGAGATGGGATTATCTCCTAAAGATATGGATTTCATTAACTTAAAACACATGAGTGCTACAGATATTGCTATGTGTTTTGGTGTGCCTAGTCAGTTAGTCGGTGTGCCTGATGCACAAACTTATGCGAATGTAGCAGAAGCCAGACTAGCATTGTATGAAGAAACGATAATACCACACATAAGACTTTTAGAGTCTGACCTAAACGAATGGTTGTTGCCTATGTTTGACGAAAGGTATTACATAGAATTTGATACTGAATCTATTCCTGCATTAGCAGAAAGGAAAAGGAAAACATACGAAAACATTACTAGTGCTGTAAGAGAAGGCATTATGACTAGGAATGAAGCTAGAGAGCAAATTGGTCTAAGTCCAATAGATGGGGGAGACGAGATATATATAAACGCTTCTTTGTTCCCATTAGGAAGTGATAGTCCGCCTGAACCAGAGATACCTGACAATGAAGAAGATTTAGAAGATTATGATGAAGTGGAAGATGACAAGTTTTGGGATGGTATTGTTGGTTCAAAAGCTATAGCAGATATTGACTTTAAACCGACAGCAAGTATGGCGGAAGAAGCACAAAGAGGATTAGATTGGCGGAAAGAGTTTGGCAGAGGCGGAACTAATGTAGGCTCAACCAGAGCCAGTCAGTTAGTGAAAAGACAAAACCTATCACCAGACACAGTAAAACGAATGTATAGTTTTTTCTCAAGACATGAAGTAGATAAACAAGCAGAAGGATTTAAACAAGGAGAAAAAGGTTATCCATCTAATGGAAGAATAGCATGGGCATTGTGGGGTGGTGATGCAGGATATAGTTGGTCAAAAAAGAAAAGAGACCAGATAGAAAACGAAAGCAAAGCCGAATCATCTTAAATGCCAAAAACAAATCTCAAAATAGTCCACAGGAATGAACACAAAGGATTGCGGGACTTTAGACAAGGCAGAATAAACACACGAAAAGAATTTGTCCGTCAAAATGTAATAAGGAGAAACTTAGAAAGATTGGCATTCAAACAAATCAGAGCGGTGTTCAGTAAGTTCGTAAACACACAAGCGTATCTAATAAAAGAATTCAACCTATACGATGTTGATACAGCCACAAGAGATTTAGATGCGGAACTTTTGCCTGTTATGTATATGCATTACAAAAAAGTTTATAGAACTATATTCTCTATGAACGAAAACAATTACGACAAAATCAAGAAATCAGAAGAAGCATTAGTATTCGGACGAAACATGGATATTGAAGATTTAATTGATATTTATAATAGAAACAGACTATTGTATTTAACTAACATATCCGTATCTATGGCGAAGCGAATAGAAAGAATTATAACAGAAGGCAGAGAGGAAGGGTTGAGTCTAACGCAATTAGCTGAAAAAATTAGCGATAAAGTATTACCTATAGGGAGAAGTAGAGCAGCACTCATAGCAAGGACAGAAACACATAACGCAGCTTCTTTCGCCAATCATCAATATCATGAAATATTGAAAAAAGATTTAGATATCAATATGATGAAAAAGTGGGTTGCAACTAGCGACTTGAGAACAAGGTCTGCACATATTGATGCAAATGGGCAAATAAGACAAATGGACGAACCATTTGAAGTGGGTGGAACTGCGATGATGCATGCAGGTGACCCAAATGGTGGCGCAAAAAACAATGTGAATTGTAGATGTGTAATTGTTTATGCAGATTCGCAAGATATTGTGCTATGATTAACAATGCATTACTATATGTAAGCAAATGAGGATAGCGTATGACTACTGAATATACAGAAGCCGAGAATATACTCGCTGTCAGAACAAACTTGTTCACTTCGGAAGAAGGTTCTATTGAGAATGATACGAAAGAAGAAATAAGAGAAGATGTATTCACTACGGAAAGTGAAGCAGAGGAAAGAGCGCAAGAAATAGGTTGCGATGGTACTCATTCGCACGACGAAGATGGCAACACTGTATATATGCCATGTGAATCACACGAAGCATATACAGAATTAACAGGTCGTGAAGTAGAAGGTTATAAACCTAAAAAACCCAAACAAAAATCCGAAGAAAACGATTACATAGAATTCCAGTCTGATATCAAAGCGTATAATGAGGAAGGCGATGAAGAAGAATATGGTAAGTTTGAGGGATATGCGTCTGTTTTTGAAAACACAGATTTAGGCAATGATGTCATTAAGACTGGTGCTTTCAAAAAAAGTTTGCGCAAAAGAGGTGTAAAAGGAGTAAAACTTTTATATCAACATAAGTCCGATATGCCTATCGGTGTCTTTGACTCTATAAAAGAAGATGATAATGGTCTTTATGTAAAAGGAACATTGGCACTTAAAACACAGGCAGGTCAGGAAGCATACGAATTATTAAAAATGGGTGCACTAGATGCAATGTCTATTGGATTTAGAGCAAACCCTGAAGAAGTTTCATACGATAAGCGGACAAACAAACGCTTAATCGGAGAAGTAGATTTAATGGAAATCTCTTTAGTGACTTTCCCTATGAATCCTCAAGCGAAGATTCGTAGTGTGAAAGGAACAGAGGTGACTATTAGAGAATGGGAAAATGGAATGCGAGATGCTTTCTCGTTATCTCGTTCAGAAGCGAAAGTGGCTGCAAAAGCAGTTCACGATGCGTTTGACTTTACTACACATAGCGAGACGCTAGATGTTATAGAATCAAGTGCTGAATTGGTAGATGCCTTAAAAAACTTAACATTAACCCTTAAAAATACATCATAAGGAGGCAATTATGTCGGAAGATGTGAAAAAGGTTATGCAAGAGTTTGGTCAGGCTTTTGAGGAATTCAAAAAAGCAAATGACGAGAAACTTGAGAACCTTGAAAAAGGTGTTAACGATGGAATGCTTGATGAGAAACTAGCGAAGATAGAGTCAAAACTTGATTCGTTGGAAGATGTCAAAGCACAAATTGACAGCACCAAATCGCAACAAGAGGGTGTAGCAGAAAAGGTAGAACAGCTTGAAACTGTGATGAAAAGACCAGAATCAGCCTATGATACTAAATCTGTTGACGATACTTGTTCGGCTTTTGAAGTCTATTGTCGTAAAGGTCTGGAAGGACTGACGGACATAGAGAAGAAAGCATTAACTGTATCTAACGATACAACTGGTGGATATTTAGCACCGCCTGAATATGTGAGAGAGTTGCTCAAAACAGTAACAGAAATCTCGCCTATTAGGACTATAGCTAGAATCCGCTCAACAGGTCAGAGAAGCATCCAAGTCCCTAAAAGAACTGGACAATTCTCAGCATCTTGGGTCGCAGAAAGCGGAACAAGAAGTGAAACAACTGGTTGGCAAGTAGGATTAGAAGAAATCCCTGCACATGAGCATTATGCACTTGTGGACATTTCTGAACAAGACCTTGAAGACACAGTTTTTGACCTAGAAGCTGAAATGCAGTCTGAGTTTGCTGAACAAATGGCAAAAGCAGAAGGTGCAGCATTCGTTAGTGGTGACGCTGTAGGAAAACCAGAAGGATTTATGACCAATGGAGATGTTGGTGAAGTCGTTTCAGGTAGTGCTGCTGCTCTTACTGCTGATGGTCTAATCAGTTTGGTGCATGGCATCAAGTCTGAGTACGCAAGAAATGGAGTATTTGTTTTCAACAGAACTTCACTTTCTAGCATCAGAAAGCTGAAAGACACCGCAGGGCAATATGTATTCCAAGCAGGAATGTCGTTGCAAGGCGGAGTGACTAATACTGTTCTCGGTCATGCTTATGTGGAAGCGACTGATATGCCATCTGAGGGTAGCAATACCTATCCAGTAGCATTCGGTGATTTCCGTAGAGCATACATGATTGTTGACAGAGTCAGCATGGCGGTCTTGCGTGACCCATTTACACAAGCTACTTCAGGCAATGTTAGATATGTTGCAAGAAGGCGAGTTGGTGGTCAAGTGGTTCAAGCTGAGGCTATCGTTAAACAAAAATGTTCAACATAAGGTAGGTGAAATATGAAAGATTTATCAAATAATATCAATCCTGCTGTCAGCATTATCAACGCAGTTAAAACTGCAGCAGCTAATGGTACTGGCGTTGACCTACAAGGGTACGAAAGTGCAACTGCTATGGTAGAAGTTGGTGCGGAAGGAGATACTCTCTCTAGTTCAGTATATTTTGAAGTTTCATTAGAGCATTCTGATGATAACTCCACATACACTGACTGCGCACAAGCAGATATCGTAGATGGCACTATCTCTGCTGGTGGTATATTCCTTAAACTTGATGGTACTGCAGGTGGAAACCCTGATACCGCAGGTGAAATATACCGAGTAGGTTATGTTGGCGGTAAGAGGTATTTGAGAGTCGTCCTCGCTAAAACTGGAACTCATTCTAACGGAACACCTTTGGGTGCTATGATTGTTAGAGGAGATGCTAGACATAGTGCAGACAATGCTTTTACAGCACATGATGCTTAAATGCTTTAACTTTGAGATGGGTAGGTGTATTCCTACCCTCTCATTTTAATGGAGGATTTTTATGGCAGGTAAAAGTTATAAAATTGTTGTCCCAAAAGTTGGTTCGGCTAATAAAACAGGCACAGATACAAAACTATATGTTCATAATGAAATTGTAGAAGCAAAAGAGGACTGGCAAAAAGAATTAATGTCAGCATTTGTTGAAAATCAATGGGCGATGGAAGTGAAAGTAGAAAACACTTCTGATGTAGAACAAGCAGAGCCTGTTAGAGCAAGAAATGATAAAGGACAATTAGTAGGCGATAACCCTGACACACCTGATGTAAATGAAGCGTGGGAAGGTGGAGAAGCACCAAAAACCGCTAAGAAAACAACTAAGAAGAAAACCACAAAAAAGACTGCGAAGAAAAGCACAAAGAAAGCATCTTCATAGTAAAAAGTGGTAAGATAAACACAAGCAGATGCTTTGAGATGGTAGATACCACGCAAACTATAGGAATATGTTTTAATGAGTGCAGGTTATCATCATTTTATAATAGAACAAGGAGCAACATTTGGGCAGACGCTAACGCTCAAAGACTCTGACGACGCTTTAGTTAACCTTACTGGCTACAATTCTGCAGAAATGGATTTAAGAGACAATCCAGAAAGCAGCACGACAACACTAACACTCACAGTTGCTAATAGCAGAATCGCTTTAGGCGGTACTGCAGGAACAGTAACTCTAACCCTAACACCATCAGAAACAGCAGCATTATCAGTTGGCGATGGTCACTATGACTTGGAGATAGGCAATTCCAGTGGTAATGTTTATAGAATTATGGAAGGAACTTATAGCGTTAGGGGAAACACAAGTAGATGAGCACTGTAAACTCTATAACAATAACAGATACCAGTAATATATCTGTAGTAACAGCAGGAACTCAAGGTGTAGCAGGTCCGAATACTATTCTAGGTAGAAGTGTTGCCACATCAACAGCAGGAACTTCTGGTTCTTTGCTTGTATATGACCACGCTAATACGCAATGGGAAGATAGTCAATCAACAAGATCACAATCCCTAACAGCTAAACTATACAATCTACAGTTCACATCTGGTGGTGCATCAGTAACACAGATTTATGACGAAGATAATATGGGTAGCAACAGTAATACTGGGTTAGCTACACAACAATCAATTAAATCTTATGTAGATGTTCAAAATGCAGCACAAGCAGTTAATTTTCAAGGCGATACAGGTGGTGCGCAAAGCGTAACAATAAACTCTGAAACATTGACTATCGCAGGCGGTACTGGTCTAGCATCAGTAGGTTCAAGCAACGCAGTCACTATAAGTATTGATAGCACTGTAGCTACGCTCACAGGAACACAAACATTAACGAATAAAACACTTACATCACCAGTTATAAACACAGGTGATATAAATAACCCTGATTTAGATGGCGGAACTATAACTGGTTCAGCTATAGATAACTCAATAATAGGTGCAAATACAGCAGCAGCTATAACAGGGACTACCATAACAGGTACTGCAATAACTGGAACGAGTTTCGTTATAGGTAGTGCCGATATAAATGAAGCAGAATTAGAAATACTTGATGGAGCGACTCTATCAACTACAGAAATAAACTATCTTGATGGCACAACTCTAGGAACAGTAGTTGCCTCTAAAGTCCTTGCGGTAGATAGCGATAAAGACATAACAGGATTTAGAAATATAACCTTAACTGGCGAATTAGATGCAGCTTCATTAGATGTATCAGGCAATGCCGATATAGATGGAACTTTAGAAGCTGATGCGATAACTGTTGATGGAACAGCTTTAGACGAATTTATATCTGATACTGTAGGTGCTATGGTAAGCAGTAATGCCGAAAGCGGTATAACTGTAGCTTATCAAGATTCAGACAACACATTAGATTTTGATGTTGCTGACTTCACTATAACTCTAGCAGGAGATTTAGGTGGTTCAGTAACAATAACTGATTTGGCTTCAGGAACGCTCACAGCAACCATACAAGCTAATTCAGTTGCTTTAGGCACAGATACTACTGGAAACTATGTAGCCGACCTTACAGCAGGAGAGGGCATAGATGTAAGTGGCGGTGGCTCAGAAACAGCTACGATTACCATAAGCGCAGAAGATGCAACAGACAGCAATAAAGGTATTGCAAGTTTTGATGCTACTGACTTCTCTGTATCTAGCGGTGCAGTAACACTACAAACAGAAAGAATACAAGATTTAGTCGGTGCAATGGTATCTTCCAACACCGAAAGCGGTATCGCAGTAACATACGAAGATAGCGATGGAACACTTGACTTCAATGTTAGTGACCCAGTTATAACCTTGAGCGGTGATGTTGCAGGTAGTGCGACAATGACCAATCTTGGTGATGTAACAATAACGACCACAATACAAGCTAACTCAATAGCATTAGGAACAGACACAACAGGAAATTATGTAGCTGATTTGACCGCAGGTGAAGGTATTGATGTTTCTGGTGGCGGTTCAGAGAATGCCACGATAACAGTTAGTGTTGAAGATGCTACTGAAACTAACAAAGGTATAGCTACTTTTGATGGAACAGATTTTACAGTTTCTAGTGGCGATGTAACACTTAATGCAGAAAGAGTTCAAGACATTGTTGGTGCGATGGTCAGTTCTAATACTGAATCAGGCATAGCAGTCACTTATGAAGATGGTGATGGCACTTTAGACTTCAATGTAGCTGACCCGACACTAACATTTACAGGAGATGTTACTGGCTCAGGCACTATGACTAATTTAGGCAATACATCTATTGCACTAACAGTCGCAGCGGATTCGGTAGCTTTAGGTACTGATACCACAGGAAATTATGTCGCAACTATAGCTGATGCAGGTAATTCACATATAACTGTAGCTAACTCAGGCTCTGAAAATGCAGCTATCACTTTAAACATTACAGACGATGCTATAGGCACAGATCAAATTGCAAACAATGCTGTCGCACTAGGAACACAATCAACTGGTAATTATATTGCCACGATAGCAGGTACCTCAAACGAGATAACTGTTTCAGGCTCAGGTTCAGAAACTGCAGCAGTGACTATCTCGCTACCTGATGATGTAACAATTGGAAATGATTTAACAGTAACAGGTGATTTAACTGTAAATGGAGATACAGTAACACTAAACACTTCAACGCTTACAGTAGAAGATTTAACCATCAGAGTAGGCAAAGGTGCTACCACATTAGCTAATACAGATGGCGCAGGACTAGAGTTTGGTGCTTCTAGCGGAAAACCGACTATAACATGGGACAATGGAAACTCTAGATTATCTTCTAATAAAACATTTTATGCAGCTTCTTTAGTAGGTGCTTTAACTGGTAATTCTACTACTGCTACTGCTTTAGAAACAGCGAGAACTATACATGGTGTTAGCTTTGATGGTTCGGCTAATATAGACCTGTCTGAAGTTATATCAGATACAGTCGGTGCAATGTTCAGTTCCAACACAGAAACTGGAATTACTGCAACTTACCAAGACAGCGACAATACCATTGATTTAGTAATCGGCACACTCAATCAGGACACAACAGGAAACTCAGCGACAGCTACAGCACTTGAAACTGCCAGAACAATTCATGGTGTCAGTTTTGATGGTACTGCCAATATAGATTTATCTGAGGTTGTGCAAGATACAGTAGGTGCTATGTTCGGTAGTAATACTGAAACTGGTATCACAGCAACATATGAAGATGGCGATGGAACCATAGATTTGGTTATAGGCTCTGGCGATATAACTAACGCTATGTTGGCAGGTTCTATAGCTAATGCCAAATTAGCAAATTCAGCAATAACTGTTTCTGATGGTAGTAACACCACAGCGATTGCGTTAGGCGGAACAATAACCTACACAGCAGGTGAAGGTGTAGATATAACAGAAAGTTCAGGAACTCTAACGATAGCAGGAGAAGATGCCACATCGTCAAACAAAGGGATTGCTTCATTTGGAAGCGATTTCAGTGTAAGTAGTGGTGCTGTAGCACTTTCTAATTCAGGAGCGTCTGCAGGCTCTTATGGGACTGCTACAGCTATCCCTGCAGTGACTGTAGATGCAAAAGGTAGAATTACATCAATTTCTACCAACAATATATCAACATCATTTACTTTATCAGCAGATAGCGGTTCTAACGACACATTCGCAACAGGCGGAACATTAACATTTACAGGTGGCGAAGGTATTGATACTACTGTATCTGACGACACAATAACTATCGCAGCAGAACTTGCAACAGAAACTAATGCAGGTGTAGCCACATTTGATGGTACTGATTTCTCAGTATCAAGCGGTGATGTCACTATCAATGTAGAAAGGATTGCCGACATCATAGGCGGTATGGTTGGCTCTAATACCGAAACAGGCATTACAGTCACATATCAAGACTCTGATAACACGCTTGATTTCGTTATTGGAACATTGAACCAAGATACGACAGGAAATGCAGCTACAGCAACAGCATTAGCAACAGCGAGAACCATTGGTGGCACTAGCTTTGATGGAACTAGCAATATAGCGGTAGCATTATCAACAGAAGCGACAAACATTACAGCTTCTGCTAATAATTCTACTGATGAAACTGTTTATTTGACCTTTGTTGATGGTGCGACAGGAACGCAAGGAATAGAAACAGATACAGGACTTACTTACAACCCATCAAGCGGTGATTTAACGATAGGCGGTGAATTAGTTGCAGCGACTTTAGATATTTCTGGAAATGTTGATATAGATGGCACACTAGAAACAGATGCTTTAACTATCAATGGTACTACTTTATCTGAAACCATAGCCGACACAGTCGGTGCGATGGTAGGTTCAAATACGGAAACAGGGATTACTGTATCTTATGATGATAGTGATAATACCTTAGACTTCGTAATCGCTACGCTAAACCAAGACACCTCAGGAACTGCAGCTTTAGCCACTTCAATAACTGTTAGTGCTAATAACAGCACAGACGAAACAGTTTATCCAGTATTCGTAGATGGTGCTACTGGGACGCAAGGCGCAGAAACTGATACTGGTTTAACCTATAACCCATCTACTGGACTGCTAACATCAACAGGTTTCTCAGGAAACTTAACAGGAACATTACAAACAGCAGCACAAACAAATGTTACTAGTCTTGGAACATTAACATCATTGGCAATAACTAATGATTTAACAGTCAATACCAATGTTCTTAAGGTAGATACAACAAACAATAGAGTAGGTGTAAAAACTGCATCGCCAAGTTATACATTAGATGTCGGAACTGCCACAGATGGTATTTTGATAGCAAAAGGAACTACTGCACAAAGACCTACTGGAGCAGCAGGTGTATTCAGATATAACACTACACTAGGTCGTTTTGAAGGATATACAGATGCTTGGGGCGAGATTGGTGGTGGCGGTACTAACACATTCTCTGTTGATAACTACACAACAGCTAATAACTCAACAACAGCGTTCACATTAAGTCAAACACCAAATAGTGAAGATAACTTATTCGTATTTGTCGGTGGGGTATTCCAGAATCCTAATGATTATACGCTCAATGGGACTACCCTAACACTTGATGAAGCACCACCAAGTGGCACAAGGATTATCGTTTATTCTGTCAGAGCAGCAGTATCAGGTAGCAACTTAAACAATGACCAGTTCACTTGTAATGGCTCAACAACTGCGTTTACTTTAACCATAGCACCAGTAGATGAAAAGAATACACAGGTATTCTTAGATGGTGTCTATCAACAAAAAACAGATTATGCAGTAAGCGGTACTACTTTAACTATGGACACAGCACCTGCAAATGGTGCAATTTTAGAAGTAAATACATTTACACAAACAGATATAAATGTGCCAGTTGACGACACTATCACAACCGCCAAGCTAGTTGACCTTAATGTCACGACAGGGAAGATTGCAGCAGATGCCATAACAGGTGCGAAACTTGCAGACAACGCAGTAGATAGTGAACACTATACAGATGGCTCAATAGATGCTGCTCACCTTAATGCGAATGTAATCTCAGGCTTAACTGAAGTAACACCAGTATCTGGCGACAAGATGATGATTCTTGATGCTACAGATAGCGCACTCAAAAAAGCAGATGTTGACGATATCATGGCTACAGCGGTCAGTATTACTTCTGCAGCAGATGCAGTAGCTTTGACCTTTGATAGTAGTGAAAACGCAACATTCGCAGGAAACATAGTCAAAGGCAACCTAACTATATCTGGCACAGAGATAGATTTATCTTCTGGAGACCTAACAGTAGATGTAGCAGGAGACATTACTCTTGATGCAGATGGTGGTGATATCTGGTTTAAAGATGGTGGAACAGCTATTGGTCAGTTTAGACATGCCTCATCTAGTTTTATTATTAAATCTAATGTAACAGACAATGATTTAATCTTGAGAGGAGATGATAATGGTTCTGCTGTTGATGCTCTTACTCTTGATATGTCAGAAGCAGGAGCAGCTACTTTTAATGCAGGTATTACGGCAACATCAGCAACTTTTACAGATGATGTAGCTATCAACAATGGTTCTCCTGAGCTTTATTTCGGCACTACAGGAAATCATTATAACTGGAGAATAGCAGCACAAGAAAATGTAGATGCTGCTTTTACTATAGATGTTGGTGCACAAGATACTGCCTATGGCGACGATACTTATAATACTTTACTTACTGTTAAAAATGGTGGAAATGTTGGTATAGGAACCACAAGTCCTGCAGCTTCTTTACATATTAATACATCAACTAATTCTCCGATGCTTGTTGAAAGCACACATGGAGATGGTGGATATATAGAACTTCAACTAAGTGACAGTGGAGGTGCGGGTTCACTTACTGGTTATATAGGTGATTCTCAAGCCCTTATAGCAAGTGGTACTGCTGCTGATCTAGCTATTAGAGCTCAAGCTAACTTTGTGGTTAGCACAGGTGGTAGCACAGAAAGATTCAAGATTGATACAGTAGGTGATGCAAAGTTAAGCGGTGCTGGCACAGCACTAACACAAACTTTATTTGCAGACTCAGGAAGCTCAGAAGGAAGTGCAAATATTACATTCAATACAGATGGTGCATCAACAGACCAATCAGTAGCTAATATAAAAATGCAACAAGGCTCTGGTGACGGTGGCTCTCGTAAAGGGGAAATACTTTTCCAAGTATCAGACAATGGCGCACCAGCTACAGCTATGACTATTGCTAATAATGGAAACGTGGGTATATCAACTTCATCACCACAAGAAAAACTTCACGTTTATCATGGTAGTAGTACAGCTTCAATAAGAGTAAGTGGTGAGGGTAATAATAATAGAGCTTGTGAAATTGGATATGATGCTAGTGATGGTCCTTATATAAGAGCATTTAGTAGTGGTATTAGTAGTCTAAAGTTTTTCACAGACAATACTGGTCACAGAATGACTATTGATGGCTCTGGAAACATAGGTGCGCCAACAGGAACAAATATTTATAACGCATCAGATGAAAGACTCAAAAAGAATATTACTTCTTTAGATAATTCATTAGAAACGATTAAAAATCTAAACCCTGTTAAATTTAATTGGATAGACAATTTTTCAGAATCGGAAAATGATAAAACACTATATGGTTTTGTAGCACAAGAGGTACAAAAGGTTTCCCCTGATATCGTAGAGTCTTTTGGTGATGGTTCATCAGTAAAGGTAGATGATAAAGTTATTGAAAACCCATTAACAGTAAGGGAAAAATTCTTAGTACCTATGCTTGTTAAAGCAATCCAAGAATTAGAAGCAAGAATCAAAACATTAGAGGACGCATAGATGGCGAATACTAAAGTAAGCAGTGAACAAATAATAGATGATGTAGCTTTAGCAGGTAATCCTACTACAACTACACAATCAGCAGGAAACAACACAACAAGAGTTGCGACTACTGCTTTTGTTACTACTGCGGTATCAGACTTGGTTGACTCTGCACCATCTAGCTTAAACACACTAAATGAGTTAGCAGCAGCTATGAATGACAATGCCTCATTCTTTAGCACAGTATTGCCATTATCTGGTGGCACGATGACTGG